AAACGCATTACATACAAAGGAGGGTTTAAAACCACACCTCTCATACCGTATAAGTACCTTTCAGGAGCATGAGTGAGAGTGCCTTTTTTAAAGTAAAGAGTTCAAAACGAAGTAACCCAGAGGCCCGTACCACACTCGATGCGATTCATCACCAAAAGATTCAAAGTATGATGGAAGAGAAGGATAAAGTTGGAATGTATAGACAAGAACAAAATGTTCTTAAAAAGAAAATGAGTGAAACAACTTCTGATATGGAGATCTGGCGGGTGGAGCGAGAGATCGAAGCGTTAGAGAAGAAGATCCGTTCTATCGAAGATGGGTCCGAAATGATGGACTATTATCTTCGAACGGGTGATATTCTGTACCATTATTACGATATTCAGGATCAAATCCAGCAAGGCACGGCAAACTTTGTCTCCAATAAAGCAAAACCAGGTTCTATTTTAGCGATTTTAGAAGAAGTTGCAGAAGATGAACATTCGTCCACAAATGTATTTGCTCTGTCTTCCAGTGAAAATGAACAGAAAACGGAAGGTTCCAAAGAGAAGAAGAGCTTTCAACGGAATCAACTTCTGAATGATTATCTACAGATCGAAGATCCATCGATGGGCAGAAATACAATGGAGGAATATGATGATCCGTGGACAAATTGTGAAAGCTGTGGAAATGAAATGATCATGTGTCTCAACGAAGCGAACCTGACATGCTCCAAATGCGGTCACCAAGAGTTCATTTTGGTAGATAGTGATAAGCCGTCCTACAAGGATCCGCCCCGAGAGGTCTGTTATTATGCCTATAAAAAGATCAATCATTTCAATGAATGGCTGGCACAATTCCAGGCCAAGGAGAGTACTGAAATCCCAGCCGATGTGTATGATGAGATTTTACTGCAATTGAAGAAAGAGCGCATTACCAATATGGGTTCGCTGAAGCCCACAAAGTTGCGTGAAATTCTTCGTAAGATGAAATGTTCAAAATATTATGAGCATATTCCGCATATTATTAATCGTCTGAATGGTCAAAATGCTCCCTTCATGTCGCGCGAAGATGAAGAAAAGTTGCGCCATATGTTTCGCGAGATTCAGCCGTCTTTCAAAAAGCACTGCCCGAAAGGCCGTCGCAACTTTTTGTCATATGGATATGTCCTTTATAAATTCTGCGAATTATTGGAGATGGATGAATATTTGGCGTGCTTTCCTCTCTTGAAAAACCGTGATAAGTTGTATTTACAGGATAAGACGTGGCAAAAGATATGCGACGAAATGAAATGGGGTTTTATTAAGACTACGTAATTCTATAAAAATTGACGATTTGTTGTTCTTAAATCGCACTCAAAAATATCAGCCTAAAGAATAGACTATAAGATAGAATAGAACAATGTCAAATCGATATCAATCTTCTAAAATCTATCGAATTGTATTCAACGATGGAAAATATTATATTGGATCCACGACACAAGAATTGAATATTCGTATGAATGTTCACAGAACTCGTTCGAAGACACATACTACTAATTTGTATGAACATGCGCGCAAAATTGGATGGGAAAATGCCAAGATTATACTTATTGAAGATTATACATGTACATCCAAGGATGAATTAAATAATAAAGAAAGAGAACATTGTATCAAAGTTAAATCTGACCCATTGTGTCTAAATGAGACGGATGATATAGAGGGTATCCAAGAAGCTGATCCAAATAATACAACAATCTACAAATCTGGAAAGATATATCGTCTAATTTGCGACGATGGTTATTATTATATTGGATGTACCGCATCAGAATTACCATTTCGTCTAAACAATCATAAGCAACTATCTAGAACAAAAAAAGACCCATTATATGTATATATTAATTCAATTGGCTGGGATAAAGTTAAGATAGAATTAATTAAAAAAATACCATGTTACTCTAAACATGAATTAGAACAACTAAAAGAACAATACATCAATACAGTACCACATTCTCTACTTTGTCTGAATATTCTAAAATTAGAGGAAGAGGAAGAGGAAGAAGAGGAAGAAGAGGAAGAAGAGGAAGAAGAGGAAGAAGAGGAAGAGGAAGAAGAGGAAGAAGAGGAAGAGGAAGAAGAGGAAGAGGAAGAGGAAAATTGTGAGAATATAGTAAATCGATATAAAAAAGGTAAAATCTATCAAATCAGGTGTATTGATGGACACTACTATTATGGTTCAACTATACAACGATTAAACGAACGATTGAATCATCATAAAAAAATATCAAAAACGGATAATACTGTATTTTACAATCACGTCAATACAATTGGTTGGGATAATACTACGATCGTACTCGTCAAAAAATATCCATGTGAAACAACTCAACAATTGCATGCGAAAGAAGATGAATATATTACACAGTCAAAAGACGACCCGCTTTGTCTTAATGTAAATAGAGCATATGTATCACAAGATGAAAAAAAAGAACGGATGAAAGAATACTATGAGGAGAATAAAGATGTCATCCTTGCACAATCTACACAGTATCGTGAGGAGAACCGAGATGAAATCCTAGAAAGAAAAGCACGATATCGTGAAAAAAATCGTGAGATATTGAGAGAAAAACAAAAAGAATATGCTAAACAAAACCTAGAAAGCGTACACGAAGCACGAAAAAAGTATTATGACGAACACAAGGAAGAGCATGCGGAATATTATAAAGAATATCGCAAAACGCATCGACAAGAAATTCAAGCCAAGCAAACAGAATGGAGTAAAAAGAAGAAAGAAGAGAATGCGGAACAAATTGCGAAAGAACGTGAAGCTACACTACAAAAACGGAAAGAGAAATCAGATGCTCGGATCAAGAAGGATTGTGATGTTCATACATGCGAATGCGGTGGAACATATCAATTATATCGTAAATTGCGTCATGACTCCAGTAAGAAACATACAGACTTTGTAAAGATACATACATAAAAAATTGATGATATAATAGCGTATATCATTGTTACACTCACTATGGAAGACCCGCTCGAAAAACTATGCGCCCAATTACAAGAACAAAATCAAGACAATCCAGATGTAGCACACAAGGATACAAGACACAATGCGCTGCTATCCATCCAAAGTAGCATCAATATATTAAAAGAAAATCGGATCAAAAAACGACGTTGTCGAACGGGCATGATATCCTTCTTCTGTTCTGTCTGTTTTCTTCATCTATTCATTGTATTCTACTTTGGTCTGACCCCGCATCTTACTGCCTATGTATGTACTTCTCTTGTTACACAGAAATATACACAGTTTGATTTCGTTAGCACACCTTCCCTTTTGAAGGGTACCGCATGTATAAAATTAATCTATATCACACTCGAGCGAAATAAGGGATTGATGGATGGTATCTTTCAACTTCAAAACGGGACGATTTCTATCCAAGATACGCCAATGATGATCTATCATACGATACGAAACACATCGTATGAGTGGATTCAAGGAAAACGCAATCTATCCACTACAGTATTATACAAAGATCTAATGATTCTAAAAGAATATATGGAATGGATCGGTTATTGTATATGGTATCCTTTTACAAATACCCCATCCGATACCACGCGCACTGTTGTGTTATGGCTGAATAATAAAACAAATATTATTATGACACTGCGTGAGTTATTTATGGAATTACCAGGAATAAAGCAGGTACGTGCTGTAGTTAAATCAGTGAAACATACAGTAGATCATCATGTTATTCAGCCGATTCATCATAAAATCACGCAAGTCATTCATGGTATAACAAATCGTCTCTTCTACTTTAGCAAGTCCTTTATTCAATGGGCTAAACCACTGAATATACCAAAAGATTCGATCGATTTCGATACGAAAATACTAAACGTATCTAAATAAAAATAAACTCTCTCTACAAAGATGGCAGCTGTAGGTTCAGAGTTTTTATATCATCTTGTTGTCAATAACATTGCCCCTATTATGGCATCTAGTGTCGCTGGATTTTATACAACTTATTTTTCAGGACGAAACGCCCCGACCCCCACTCTCGTTCGGTCCGAAACAGACGATGAACGGGAATTAGATTTATTACAAATGGAACGGATGTTAAAATGGATGAGTTTGATATTTGAAGACTCGTTTGTGCCTATTGATAAGCCTGGTATTGTTCCAGCGGATGACACTCACAAGGCTTATAAAAAAGAGTTGTACAGTATTTATGTGAACATTTGTTCAGATTTTACTCAATATCAGAACTGGAAAAAATATAATTCGACGATATGGATGTTCTCTTCCTATCGAAATAAAAATACAAAAGCGTTGGCTCGAAAGATCCTGGGCGATGTTAAATTGTTTCATGAAGGTCTGAAAATGTTCTCGATGTTTGAGAAATTACAAAATTGACCATTTCCATATGACAATAATGATTTAACCATGTCACTTTCACTCCATCTCCAATTTCTTGAACAACGCATGGCGACTATGTCATGTCTTCCTTCCCGTTTTGAATACTATTCAGCCATTCATCTCACAAAACTTCACAATGTCTGCTTTTATGCCTACAAGGATATTCCTATTAGCCATAAACGATATGCAGGGTTTCCTCTTACCGATAAAGGGATTGATCTGATCGATGAGACATTTAGTCACATTGGTCAAGTCAAATATTATAGTCCTCGTTCCAAAATTTATTATGGGAAGCTCTCTACCTTTCTCGCGACTCCGATTCTGGTCGGTCGCAAACATCTTCAAATGACGCTCGTTCGAACCCATCATTCGAAACTTCATTCTGAGATTCATCAAATTGTTAAACGGGGGGATCTGAATGATGTGACACTATGCGCTCGAGAATTTATGCAAAATATGCGGGGGTGATTGTCTGGGTGATTATTTATTTTTATTCAGATAAGATTCGTACATATGGTAAATCCAGGGACTTAAAATTGATTTACATTAACTGATTAGGAAAGACCAATGAGTTGTTTGGTTAAT